TCCTAAATAATTCAATTCAAAAGCGTCAATATCTGGCTTTGGAATAATATTAAAACGTTCTTCTCTAAACGTGTCAAAACTCCATGCGCTAAAATCTAATTTAGCTTTTACTTCCTGTACTGAAATTCCAGCTGTACACATAGTGGCTAAATCGGTCAACTGAGATATATTACCGATGTATGGAGTAGGATCTATTTTTATATCGTATTTACTATTAATAGCAGTAAGTATATCGCTTATAAACATTGCGGGTCTTATTTCTTGCGGAAGTAAAATATTTTCGCTTGTAATGGGTTTTCCTATGTTATAAACGATATTATCGGTTTGCAAAGCTTCCGCTCTGCTGTCTATTGCAAAAATCCTCTCAGTTGATACCAAAGGAATAAACCAGCGAACATTCCCTGTTCCTGTCTGGATTCCTTGCAATGCGTTTTGAATATTTTTCGTGCTCCAAACTACATTTCCATTGTTACTACCTAAATCTGAAAGCATATCTTCGCCTAAAATCTCAGTTAAATTGCGCTGTCCGTCCGAAAATTCCAAAGAAAACAATGAAGGTTTACCGTTTATCCAGCTTGTATTTTGAATTTTTATAATTCCTTGTTTGTATAAACTGCCATTCAGATATAATTTTGCTATTTTCTGGATATTAGCTGGCTGTAATTGCTCGGTATATCCGAAATACCCCAGCAATTTAATATTATTTGGTGTTCCTCCTACTGCAAAATCGTTAGTAAAACCAGCAAATACGCGCGTAATATCCTGTGTGTAAGTTGTTTTTGTATTTAAAATAACAGTTTCATCAATAAAAGTATCGATAATTCCGTACTGTCCAGCCGTTTCTTTTTCTATCCACAACTCCATACTATTGATTTTTGATTTTAGAAGCCGTTTCTTTGAATTTTAAAGTATAACTAATATCACGCTTATCATTAATTGTGGTTTTCTTCACGAAATCAGAATCAGTACATTTAACTGGGACTTGTAAATAAGTGGAGTAATAACCGACATCAGCCAAAGTAATTGTATCGCTGTCGACTGTTATAGTATCGTTGTCTACTGTAATAATATCATTATCAACTGTAATCCCTTGTTGTTCTACAGTCCATCTTTGACCGTAAAAACGGATCAAATAAATCTTTGGGCTGTAGATAAGCTCTTCGATTAATGCATTCATGCTTTCGTCTAGTACTCCAGTATTAACCGTATAAGTTTGATATACTTCTTCAATAGAAATATTTTCAGAGTGTGTACTTTCGGTATTTATCATTGCACTATCTCGGTGCGTTTTCTTGCTCTCTTGGCGTTTTGTTTCGTCATTAATTACAATCTTTCCAGTTGTGGTAACGTATTGAAACAATCCTTGTCTGTCTAGGTAAATAAGAAGCAACGGCTCTTTTACGCATACAACAGCATCCGGCACAACTTGACTAGTGATAATAAAGTTATTGCTAGTGCGATCAGTACCAAAAACAAAGTCCTGTTTAAAGTAATATGGAATGTATTCAGCATATTTTTTGATTGGTGTTTGTGCGATATTGAAACCGTTTGCATTACCGACAAAAGAACCATAAAACGGATTTTGTTCGTTTCTCCATCTGTACCCAAGAGTAGCGACTTTATCCGTTACATTGATGGCAGGAACGCTAGTTGTCTCATCGTATGCGTAATATGAGTATCGATAGAACAAACACATTCCTTGTACGTATGGCAGGCTCGTGTTGCGGTATAGTAAAACAGGAAAGTCAACATTGTTTAAATTTTCTTTGCGTACTAAATCGTTTTTAAGATAGTCTTGTATTTCGAAACTAACATATTTATCGTCTGAAGAAACACGAGCTTTGTCCAGCACATAAGTATGTACATTTACCTCATTCAATGTATCATCAATATCAAAAGTAACCAACTGCAACCGCACACGTGTATTTATCTCTGGTGGTACATAATCGGGAAAATCCGTTATTAAATCGATGCGAACAATTACAGGACTGTTGCAGAATGCTACTTGTGAAAGATCGGTTATTGTCATTTCTTCTTATTTGTTATTCCTGCATTCTTCAGGATATTAGCTACTAGGTTTTTTGCAATCACATTAATGCTTTCCGGAACGTGATTGTTAATCGAAACCATTAATTCATTAGGGTTTTGATATTGTCCATAATAAAACTGTGACATAGTTAATCGTTGTGATTTCACTCTATAGTTAATTGACTTACGTAAAGAACCTCCTTTATGAACTAACTGCCCCTGCTTATTATACCGGTCTTTGGATATACGAGAAGTTACTTTTGCTTCTTCATAAATCTTTTCGCCCAATACATTTAACTCAGCTTCAATTATCTTTTTTGTCGTTGTTTTCGCTGGCATATTTTCTGCGCTGTAATAGTAATTTTTCAATCAATGCTTTTGCTCCACGGCTTGCATTCTTTCCAGCTCTTGGCTCTGGTGTTGTAAATGATCTGCCAGACGCTGCTTTATATTGTGCTTTCTGCACATTTCCTTCTTCGTCAAGTTCCTCAATAACATACGGAATACCTTTCATGATTCTTTGCGCATTCTGTATCAGTTGGCTATTTTCATAATACTGGCCATAAAACAATTGACGGAAAACGATTTGTCCACGAGCAACAGTGTAATGAATCGAACGTTTCAAAGCTCCGGTATCAACGTGAGCGGTTTTCTTGCTTCGGTCAACCACTTGTTGTGCTAGTGCTTCTTCTGATTGTGTTACCGCCATGATTTGTAAAATATACTACACCCTTTTAAAAAATCTCTTCCATAAATAGTTCCGTCTATAGTTACGAAATTAAGCCCTTCTGTGTTTTCTATTATAATCTTAATCGGTTCTAAAACCTCATTATAAGACTCTTCGTTGTCGAAACTTAGACTCACTATATCTTTTGAAATAGTACTTATTTGTATAACTCCTTTGAATTTTGCCATTATAATTAGTTTTTAAGCAGGACATACACTGCCCTCGTTAGGAATTGATAATACTATATCGAACTCATGACCGCTGAGATCGTTAAGCTCTTCGTTTTTTATAGCTGTTATTGCCGATACCGTTACTAATTCGATGTTTAACGAATTATATTGTCTGAAGCTATTGATAAACGATTGGCACATATTGAAAGTTTCGTTAAAAATATCATCTTTATTCGTATCAACTTGCAATTTACTGTCAGTCGTTCGTGTGTAAGTATCATTTTGATCCAGTGCCTTAATATGAAATGCAAACAAAATAACATCATCCTGCACCGTGTTATTAGTGTAGTCAATATTAACCACTGGATAAATAGTTTCTTTGTTCTTATCAACTAGATCGCTGGTCAATGTCGTGATAGTATTAACCAATGGATCCGCTTGGAACTTGGATATTACGTAATCTTTTGTTTTTTGATATTCGTTCATATTACTTTGCTTTAATTTTCCAAACTCCAATATCATTGTATTTATCAAAAAAATCTTTCATATCGTTAATATGAATAGGGCAATTCATGACCTTATTGTTTCCAGAATAATTAGAAACTAATATACAATTGTTTCCTTCTGAGTTATTTAAATTTTGTACAAACCAATCTTTTTTCATAATAATAAATTTTAATTACCCCACTGATTCACAAGTTCTTTTTCTTAATAGATACTCCCCAACACTCAAATACTCTGACAACGGTTTTTTGTTCACTTTATTAAAACTTATCGATTCGGTAATTGCAATCAAATAAGTTATTTCCGCATAAGCTCCGTAATCTTTTTGAAAATCATTTCTCAGGTCACGCCCTACACTCCATTTATTTAATCCAGGCAACATAGGGGGATCGTAAATCCAAGGGTAAGTTTCTTTGAAATGTGCTACTGATTGCAGGAACTCATTCTTTACCCTCATTGCCAGACTTACTGAAATCGCTGTCCTGCGTTTACCTGTCAAATGGTTGTATAATGAAACCAAATCAGCATTTGCAACGTACGTATCAGCCCTAATGAAATACTTTGCTTCTTTGTTGTCGAAATCTAAATCCAGTTTCAATGCTCCAGTATACTGTTCAGTAATTAAGCTATTGAATTCCAACATGCATTCAGTCCATTCTCTTCTATCCGTTGGGTAGAACGTCTTTAGAATCGCTATTACCGTTTCTTCTTCGCTTGCTTCCAGTCCCAACTCCTGCTTCATCAACATGAATTGTTCGTAGTCGATCTGCTTTCTTTTCTTCACACGGTACGCAAACCACTCCGTCAATTCCGTTATAAGTTTTTTCATATTCTCTTTTGATAAGTAATTCTGCTTCCCCTAGAGCGTTGTCGTGGAGTAGCACGAATGGGAATCTGTTTATAAATAATGCTTTCATAGTTTACAATCCTTGTTCTATTAATTTTAATCTAGTATCAAGTATTTCGTCTACTCGATCTAAGTACTCTCTTTTCAATTTTAATATAGACATTTCTGGAAGGTCTTTGTTTTCCGCCTCTATTTTTAAAAGCATTTTGTGTACAGCTTTTTTACAACAAGGGTCTTCGAATAATTCTACAATCCATTGATAAATTTTTTTCATAGTAATAAGTTTTAAAGTTAATCCAACCCACTCCGATAAATCTGCTCTACAACCGCATATCCTGCAGCATCTAAAACGTGATCTACTCCAGATTTTTTATCTGGCAATCCTTTGTCATACGCTTGTTGTTCAAGTGCATCGGCAAGGTCTGGACATTTTTCCAAATTTACAAAAAGTTTTCCAATCTCAAAGGATTTATTTACAGCACGAATACGGTGTGATATTTCGGGGTTTTTCCTTCTGGCATTTACATTGAAATTATATTTTTCATCTATCAAAATATCGTAATCCGACAATCCAGCACTAGATCTGGCACGACATGAAGCGTCTGGATTAATCTCTATTTCATTCGTTGGATACACTTCCCGGATAGCGTTGGCAAGATCAGCCGTATCATACTTGTTAATAATCTGATCTACTGCATACATTGCGCCTCCATCGATTACGTAAATGATAGCAGACATTTTTTCGATGTTGAAATCCATTCCGATATACAACGGCTCACCAGGAAGAGCAATGCGGGTTGTATTGTACTTATCTCGTTTATAGGATTTGTAAACAGTTCCGCTTGTAAGGTTACAAAACTCCCCGTTGATGTATGCGGTCAATTCTTCTTCGGTATATTGGGCCGCTAAAGTTTCGATATAATCCTCTGGCAAAAATGGATTATCAGAAGTACGTGCCTTTATCAAACATTTCTCAGTTGTCCATTCCTTTACAGCGAAATTATAAAGAAAGTTGAAACCTTCAGGAGTACTAACAAGGTCAATGCTATTTTTCTGTCCTTTAAGGCAAACTTGACGATTCCTTGCTATAATCTTATTAAACACTTTCTTTGCTTTGTCTTTTGGCAGAATGTCAATTTCATCAATGATAGAGTAGAATGTTTCGTACCCTACAATCGTTTCGGGCTTGGTCATATTACGAAGCAGGATCTTTCCGTACTTAGTTGTAAAGACTTTCTTCGCTTCATTGTATTTGTATTTTATTTTGTGGTCATCAAAAAACTGCGAGAAACGAGGTACTGCAATATCATTGATTAAAGGATAATTCGGCAGATAATAACCTACATTCAGCTTTGGACTGGTAGTCATTAACTTCACACAGGCTTTCGTAACTGCCGCTTCTGTCTTTCCCGATCCAAAACCAGCAACTAAGATTGTATGCTTTGCGTCCGAGAAAAGAAAATCTTCTTGATGCGATAATAAGCTAAGCTCCATTGCCGATGCGTATTACTTTAATTTCTTGGATTTCGTCTGTGTGATCTTCTTCGACAATATTCCAGCCGTTCATTTTTGCCAGTTTATCAATAGCATTTACACGCTCGGCCGCGCTTGGTTTATTACTTAGTTTTTCGATTCCATTACGGGAGATAGCGTCTTTTTTTATATTAATTTTTCCTTTTGCAATCTGTGAAAGAATATATTGCGCTTCTGTTTTTGACAAGATGTTTGATACTGCAATTTCTCCGAGGGCTTGAATTTCTTTTGCTCTAACAGCTGGAGCAACTTCTAGCAAAAATTCATTATACTGAGCGTCTGCTTCGGCATACCATCGGTAAAATGTATTTCTGGGAATTTTCCCAATCCCACCCAAATTTTCCCAAATTACTTTCTTATCTACACTCGCTTTCAAGTCCGCAAGTATTGATTTTATTGAATTTTCCTTATTTGGTTTATTCCCACTCATACGGACAAAGATAAAAAAAAACCTCCACATTGGGAGGTTTACTCAAAAATACATTTATTATCGCTTTTTAGGCTTTGTAATATTTGTATTTTTTCTACTTCTTAATCTGTGACCGTTTGGGTATTTCGAATTAAGAATCATTCTAAGTGTAATCAACTGTTTCATATTTATTTAATTTAATGTTTAATATTATTTTCGTCTAACAAAGCATCCTGCACCTCCAGCAGTTCTTTCTTTTTCTGTATTTTGTTTTCCAAGTGTTTAACCTTGATTTGTAAATTTACATTTTCTATCGAAATGTCTTCATTCTGCATAAATAAATCTTGCTTATCTTCACGCTCTAATCGCAGATACAATTTCAAAAATAATACATAAGCAAACAATCCAATTGATAATACGAAAAAAAATAGTACTGGTGTCATGGTAATAAATTTATTGCGTTAACGGTTTCTTTAAGTTGTTTCTCTTCGGTCACTCTGCGAGATTCTAGCATTGCTTTAGCTTCATGTGACAAACTGCAAATTATTACTGCAATTTCCCTGTTAGGAAATCCACATACTTTTAGGTCATGTAAAATATCCTCCACTTTTTGAGCGATAATCTCGGGTCTTGTTTTCTTTTTCCAGAACATATTATACGATTTTTTTGTTTAACAATTTCTCAGCTTCTTCTTTTGTGATGGTTGGGATTATTTCAGCAAAAACACCGTCTTTAAATAAACAGAAGCCACCCATCCAAAACTCGTTTTCACTAGGAATAAATGAAGTTTTAAATCCTAAATCAATTTTCACAATATCTCTCTTGTCTAGTAATGGATTTGCATAAACTCCATTAACAAATCCTAATCTTGTTAACTCATCCTTCAAAGCTTCGAAAACTTCTGATTCTGTGGCTTCCGAAATAACACCGTTTGTTCTCCATATTATTCCGTCAGGTTGTTTAAAATTATAATCTCCAGTAGTTCTATATAATCCAGCTTCATTTTCTTCTTCGGTATACATTCCTATACCACAAAACCCCAGTGAACCATCTTTTGGTTTTTTTACAGTATACCACTTCCCAACTTCCAAAACCGTTTCAAAAGCTTCTGGAAACCATTCTTTTAATTCTCTAGATACTGCATAAGTTGCCGTTTTTTCTATATGTAAAATCTGCTCTTTTGTAATCTCAAAACATGGATCGTTTTTTATATCGCAAGCCTTTAAAAACATCTCTTCATTCCATATTTCGAAAGCTTCACGCTCGTATGCTATTTTGTTCCAGTCGCCACAAAAACCAACTATTCCAATATTCGCAGAGTAACTATTGGTAAGATATCCTAACGTATGTTTAATGGATGATTGATCTACTATTTTTAATCTTTTCAACTTCGGTTTAATTGCATCAAACTGTTCTTGACTGCATTTCATTGCTATTGCTTTCATAATTTTAATTAAGCGGGATTTACACCCGCCTGTTTTTTTAGTTTATAATTTCCAAGTTTTTATTAATTCAGTAATAGCAACACTTTTCTGTATAGTAGCGTCTGGATTCAATAATATATCCTGTATCGCTTGTCCAGCATCATCTAAAGCCTGTGCATAATAACCAGCACACTCTTGAAACTGTTTTTCCTCCGCTACCGAAACATGATCCAAATATAGCTGATTTAAGAGCTTATTATTTGGATTAGGTAACTTTGTTGCTTCTTGCTCTGTTTCGTTACCACGTACAATATTTTGATGGTCTACGATTGATTGTGTCGATACTGGTGCGAATGGGTTTGTATTTGTAAAAGTATGCACGGTTCTTTCTTCGGTAGATACAGGCTCTGTTTTTTCTGGATTAGTCACCATGTCAGTAACGGCTTCTTGTATTGTAACAGTCGGATTCTGCAACGCCATAAATGCCTTTATTTGCTCTTGAAGCAATCGGTTAGACTCTTTCAAAGCTTCAATTTCCTTGTTTTGCTCTATCTTTGCGGATTCTAACGCAATAACAATTGCTTTTCCCTGCTCAATCTTTTTACTCCAGTCAATATCCGTTAGTTCTTCAATTTCTTTTTGAGTTACTACCAGCGAACCAATGCTGTAATTATCTCCTTCGGAATTATAAACGAATGGTATTGAGTTCAATTCTTTGCTACGATTCTGAACCATAAGCAAAACCCGATTATCCCAATCCTCGATCAGTTTCTTTTGCTTATCGTAAGGATCCCTAGTTAATTTTGCGATTGGTGCCAATGCATTTTTAACCGTGGTCTTAATTGTGTTTAGGTACTTTGAAATAGTCGCTTCCATTCCTTTTGTGCCATCAATCGCAGTACTGGCAGACAATAACACGGCAGCAGTCTTTTTCGCCTCCATGTATGTTTTTTTGTCTTTTATGACAATAACTGGATTTTCAAACACTACCTTCTCCTGTTGGATACGTAAGCCTTGTAACTCTGTAATTTTCTCAGGAGTAAGTTTTTCGAATAGTGATAAAGAAACGCTATCTGCTGGTACTGGCTGTGCTTCTAGATCCTGAACTGTATCAACAATGATAGTTTGTTGTGAGGCGTCGGTATTCACGACATCTTCATACAGTAATTCCTTCGCTTCCTCTTTCAATGATTCCGACAATGTACGCCCAGAGCTTTTTAACATTTCTGTTTTTCTTTCCTGTGCTGCCATAATCCAGCCTTCAATGGATAGATTTTGCTGGTCAATAGCTCTTAACGTCATTCGAAGTGTGAACTTTCCAGAATAACCTCCCTGTGTTTTTTCGTAATCGTTCAGCTTGGAAATAGCAACATAGTTGTGTTTAGGGAATTCTTTTTCCAAATCCATAAAATCAGCGTGTTGTAAGCTGTAATCTGGAGTTTCTTCTACGATACCTAGATCACTTAGTAAGATGCCGTGAGTTTCTACATAGTTCTTGAACGATGGAAGGTGTACGGAATCTAAGTTGAGGTCTGCAATTTCTACGTGATGCCATACACCAGCATTAGCTACTAATACTTCAGTTTGTACCATAATAGCAGATCTAGTCAGGTTTGTTACTTCTCTTTCTTCTGTTCCGAAAGTCACTATGATGCTGTTCGGGGATGCGGCAAATGCTCGGGGTTTGTTTAATTTGTTCATTTGATAGTTTTTAATTGTTAATTCCCATTTTGCAAGCCCAGTATCTAAATCAATCATGTCTTCAAAAACCAAATCAGTTACTGCATGACCGCATTTAAAATATGCAGTTCCGTTTTCAGAAATATAATCCAGTTCAAAAATTCGATTGTTATCAGGTTCTGGGT